ACCTTAGTCACGCCCGCTCTGGGAACTCCGCGAAGTGGTGAAATGAGTAATTGTTCCGATCTTTCAGAAACAGAAAATATTGTAGAGCATATTCAGTATCCCATCCCCACTGTCGGATATATACTCAAGGCGGCGGCGGACGGATCACCGGCAAAGGCAACCAATACAGATACAGATGTTGCCGACGCGGTGACAAAAAAGCACGCGCAGAACACGGACACCGGAACGACGGCGACGAGCTTTAAAATAAATACCGGCGGAAACGAGGCGGATTTACAGACCACTGGCCTGACGGGCGCTCGGGATTATAAGTTGCCGGATATTGACACCATGCTTGCCGGGAGTGTCCTCACGGCGCAGAACACATTTGAGATAATAGCATACACAGTATAAGGAGGAAGAAATGGCGATCAGACAAGAGTTTACTGGAATGTTGGCGGATGCAATTCAGAAGTTCGAGGAATTGCTTGTAGTGGCGGCTGAACTCAACCCGGTTGTGGTCAAAGGCTACGACGTGATGCAGGGTAAGGACAGCTTCTTTTACTGGGGCGCGGCCTGCCGGATAACCGTTGCGCCGGATGATATGGACGAGCTTAAGGTGGGCGCCGAAGGACGGGGGATTATGTGGCTTTCCGACAACGGAGACATGGCCTACACAAACGGCTTGACGATTGACGATTTTAAAACTTATCGGGTCAACGGCGACCTTGAACTAACGCCGGAAAAGGAGGGTTAAACAATGGGAAACTATACGAATCACGAGGTAATAATACCGAAATTTACGATAGCCGACGTTTCTGGAATTACTTTCGGCGGTTTTGCTTGCGACAAATACATTTGTTCGCAGCCGAACGCAACACCGGCAGAAGGATCGCCTGACGTGGCCCACAATGGCGTGGCGGGAGCCGTTCCTGGAATTTCAAGACCGGGTCTTCCGGTTTGGGATTTTATTACCTTTCCGCAGGCGATGATTGCTTGCTGCAACAAAGGAAAGGGCTGGCACTTGATGTCCGCGTTTGAGTGGGCGTCTTTGGCGTTTCTGGCCAAGAAATACGGCACACAGCCGCATGGCGGGAATGCCAACGTTGATCCGCCCTCAGATGCCACCTATACGACGGAAATTGCCATGCTCGACAAGCACCTGCATGGGGAAAATGCGGCATATCACCGAGCACTGCCCGGCAGCGGCCCAAATACCTGGGCGCACAATCACCTGGCCAGCGGCGTCTTTGACCTTCAGGGCCTTGTCTATCAGTGGATTCTGATGATGATGTCCACGGACGGTTATCCCTATGTGCCCGGCAATCTGGACGTGACTTATACCGGCTCGCCCTATGGCCGGGGGACGATTTCCGGCAGCGGCGGCGCTACGCCGACATTGACCTGCGACGGCTCCACCACGAACTGGCTGAAGGCGTGGACGGTTGATGAGTTTAACACAGATTGTTGGCTGTATGTCGCTGAAACTGGTGCATTTTATAAAATCACCGACACCACGGCAACGACACTTATCCTGACCAATGGAGATGCACCGGGCAACATTTCAGCGACATTTTCGATTTTTAAACTCATTGCAACGGACATTACCAACGGCATGACGTCCGGCCACAAAATCCTGACGCTGCTCGATGCAGACGCCAGCCTCAAAGGATTTGCATTACCGGCGACAGCCGATGGGACCGGCTCCGCCACCTACGGAAATGACGCATATTATTTTGATAAGACCGCTGTGCGGGCGGCTATCCGCGGGGGCACCTTCAGCTCCGCGGCCGGTGCCGGGGTGTTCTATCTGCACTTGCTCTACGCCCCGTCCGACGCGAATTTCAACATCGGCTTCCGCGCCTGCAAAGCATTATGAGATTCTGTTATCTGATTATCTGGGAGTCTGTCTTATGAGCGACATGAAGGAATTGATTATCTATCAGAAATATTACGATCTAATGCTTTACAGTCTGCCGATCATCGGCAGGTTTCCGAAGGATCAGCGTTTTACACTAGGTCAGCAGATCGAAAACACGATGCTGGAAATCGGGAAGATGATCGTTCATGCCAACAAGCTAAGACAGAAAAAAGGCAAACTGTATGAAATCGACATCGAGCTGGAGAAACTGCGTTTTCTCATCCGTTTGTCGAAAGATTTGAAGATCGTGACGGTTTCAAAATACGGCCACCACTGCGAGCGCCTTGACGAAATCGGGCGCCTGCTGGGCGGCTGGATTAAGGCCGTAACATGAAAGGGGCATGGTTGTATACTGTGCGGGCGGCTATCCGCGGGGGCAACTTCAACAACGCGGCCGATGCCGGGGTGTTCTATCTGAACTTGAACAACGCCCCGTCCAACGCGAATTACAACATCGGCTTCCGCGCCTGCAAAGCTCAGGATTTTAGGCCAGACGCTTAGGAGTGATCCTGGGCGCAGTGCATTTAGTGCTTTGGAATCATGACCCTCACCGAGTAGGCCGGCGGACCGAAAGGTGAAAAATAAAAAATGGAGTGCGCCATTAGTAGGCAACGAACGGGGCGCACTCGTGATGGGAACCTGACGATGTGAAGACTTATAAAAATCTTTATCCTCAAATTTGCGAGTTCGACAACATCCACCTTGCTTATCTCAAAGCCCGCCGGGCCAAACGTTTCAAGCATGAAGTCCTGGCGTTTTCTAAAAACCTGGAAGAAAATCTCATCAACATCCAGAATCATTTAATCTGGAAGAGCTACAAACCAAGCCCCTACAAGTTTTTCACGATTTATGAGCCGAAAGAACGCCTGATCGCGGCCTTGCCATTTACCGACCGCGTCGTCCATCATGCGCTTTGCAATATTATTGAGCCGATTTTTGAGCGCTCCATGATCCATGATAGCTACGCCTGCCGCGTCGGACAAGGTGTTTTGTCTGGTGTTCTGCGCACGACGCAGTTCCTTCGGGACGCGCACAAGCGCTGGGGCTGGGTTTACTGCCTGAAGGGCGACATCAAAAAGTTTTTCCCGTCGATTGATCACGCAGCCCTGAAGCTGATCATCCGCCGCCGGATCTCCTGCCCGGATACATTGAACCTGATTGACACAATTATCGACAGCACCGGGGATCCCCGCGGCCTCCCCATCGGAAGCCTGACGAGCCAACTCTGGGCGAATGTTTATCTCAACGAGCTGGACCATTATTTAAAAGACGTCTTCCATGTGCAATATTATATCCGATACATGGATGATTTCGTCGTCTTCCACCCGGAGAAAAACTACCTGCGCGACCTGCTGGGCGAAATCACGGAATACCTGGACAACCCGCTCCGCCTGACGCTTAACAGAAAAACACAAATATTCCCCATCCGCCCGCGCAGTGTTGATTTCCTGGGATACCGGATCTGGCCGACCCATAGGCTGCTGCGCAAATCCAATGTCCGGCGCACCAAACGCAAACTCCATAAATATGAGCGCCTTTATTCCGCCGGCTTCATCACCCTGGACAAAATCAACCCATCCATCATGAGTTGGCTGGGCCACGCAAAATATGCAGACACTCACAGATTAAGAGACAGAATCTTCAGGCATTTGATTTTTGCGAGGGCATGATATGACCACTTTTATCTGCGTCGGATGCCAGGCGGGACTTGCAGGATCGGTAGCGGATGATGGCCATGGACATGGTTTATCCCTGAACGCACTTGTAGAGACAGAGGATGACTACGACGATGATGAGGCCAACGGCATATCCGCCGTAATCATGGCGCGCTCCGCAGTACGGGCAGCGGCCGGCGCCCGAGCTAATTTCTTTGCCGCATTCCTTACATGTTTTTAAAGCCATAATTTTCCCCTATTAGAATACCTTCCATGGCCGATAGATAGTGCATTTGCCGTGATATTCCTTTTCAGGAACGGCCAACTTCACGATGATTCTTTTTGCTGTTCCGCCAGCTCTTCCTGGCAAATTGTCGCTTCGTAGTAGGCTACGATGATATCCTTGAGAGCTGTGCTGTATGCAGTGTTCGACCTTAATACGGCTTTCATTTTATGGACCAAATCGGCGGTATTAATTTTTGGTTGATAGGCGGTATC